GTCATCTTGCACTCACAACTTTGGCGACGCGATGTGCCGGTTCGACCGGTCAAGGATGGAGGCGACTTTTTCGGCCGGGCCCGGCTCGAGTGAGGCGCAAATCGCGACCTCCCTCAGTCCAACTCCGCCGAACCTGTATATCCAAGGAACCGTAATTGGCGTGACGGGAGCAAATGCCGGTGCGAGCCGCACGGTAGCAAACATGGCTGCGGGCTCGATTTATGTAAGACTGGCATTTCTCTCGCCCATCCTGGCGGGCGACCAATTCCAACTGCTGCCAGGTTGCGACCGCACGCTTTCGACCTGTAAGGATGTCTTTAATAATGTGATTCACTTCGGCGGCTTTCCGCACATCCCGACGCCGGAGACTGCGGTATGAGCCAACGCCGGCGGGTAGTCGCCGAGGCTAAAACCTGGCTGCGGACCCCTTATCACCACATGGGCAGGATCAAAGGCGGTGGCACCGATTGTCTGATGCTGCTCGCTGAGGTCTATGAGGCAGCGGGCGTGATCCGGCGTGTCGATGTGCCATTTTATCCTCCCGACTGGAACCTGCATCGCGACTCGGAGCGCTATCTCCAGGGCTAGATGCGTTACGCCCGCGAGATTGGCGGACCACCTCAGGACGGTGATGTGGCAGTCTTCAAGTTTGGTCGTTGCTTCGCGCATGGCGCGATCGTCGTTTCCTGGCCGCGGCTGATACATGCCTGGTGCGATGCGGGGGTCGTCTTTGCCGATGGTGGCCAACCGCCGCTCATCGGTCGTCAAGTACGATTTTTTGACCCGTTTTCAGTACCCGGGTTCTGACCGTTAGCCATGGGCGGGATCCTGAGCGGGGCATCGAATGCCAAGCAGCAAAAAGCAGTCGGTGCGCTGCAGTTTCAAACATCACAGCACGGCGGGGTGATCCCGCTAGTCTACGGAACCACCCGGGTGACGCCAAACCTGATCGACTACGACGACTTCAAGGCGACCCCTGCGCATCAGGGGAGCGCGGGTAAGGGCGGCGGTGGAGGAAAAGGAGGCGGGCAACAATACAAATATAGTGCGTCGGTGATTATGGGGCTGTGCCAGGGCCCGATTGCCGGCATTGCCACCGTATGGTGGGACAAGAATGTCGGAACGCTGTCCTCGTTGCCGGCCGCGGTTTATCTCGGAGGCGACGGGCAGGCAGCAGATCCGTATTGGGAAACGCGGCATCCCGACAAGGCTCTCGGCTACTCCGGAATCGCAACTGTGGTGGCTAACAATTTCGCGATGGGCAACACCGCCACCCTTCCGAATTTCTCCTTCGAGGTGGAAGGCTTGCTGTCGCTGAGCGGGACCAACGGGTTTGACGCAAATCCCGCTGCGATTGTCTCCGACTTTCTCACCAATCCCCGTTACGGAGCCGGCTTCCCGGTCGCCAATCTGGGTGACCTCAGTCTCTATTCATCGTATTGCCAGGCTCTCGGCCTTGCGCTGTCGCCGATGCTGGACACGCAGCAAGAAGCGCAACAGCACCTCGGCGATACCGTGAAACTCACGAACAGTGCCATTGTGTGGTCGGGCGGACTGTTGAAGATTATCCCCTATGGCGATCAGCCGGTCACTGGCAATGGCGCCGCCTACGCCCCAAACACGACCGCGCTTTATAGCCTCGGCGAGGATGATTTCATCATCCAGCAATCGAGTGTCGGGGGTAGCTCGGGAGTGTCGCCCGGCGGTCCGGCACTGCGGTCGGGTTCGGGTCCGATCACCGGCGGGTTCGGCGACGATCCGGTCCGGGTCGTGCGGTCGACGCCTGCAGACGCCAACAACTCGATCCAATTGGAATGTCTGGACCGATCCAACAATTACAATACGGCGATAGTTGAGGCTTTCGATCAGGCGTCGATCGACCTCTACGGCGTGCGCCGCGAGAGCTCGCTGAAGGCGCGGGCGATTGTCGACCCCATCAATGTCGGCCCTATTGTGGCACAGCTTCTGTTGCAGCGCGCGTTGCTGTTCCGCAATACGTATCAATTCAAGCTGGGCTGGAAATATTGCCTGATCGAGCCGATGGACCTCGTCCAAGTCACTGATTCCCGACTCGGCCTTTCAGCGCTGACCGTGCGCATCACAGCGGTGGAAGAAGACGAGGAAGGTACGCTTTCGATCACTGCGGAAGATTTCTTCGGCGGCTATTCCACCGCGGTGCTCTATCCGAAGCAGTCGGGCGCCGGTTATGTTCCCAATTGGAATTCGGATCCGGGTGATGTCAATCCACCGATCATTTTCGAGCCGCCGGCCGCACTGCTGACCGGAGGGCTGGAAATCTGGGTTGCGCTTTCGGGCGGCGCGAATTGGGGTGGAGCCCAGGTCTGGATCTCCAGTGATGGCAGCTCCTATGCCCTCGCCGGGACTGTAAACTCATTGGCGGTGCAAGGGGTATTGACGGCCGATCTGCCGCCGCATTCCTCACCCGACGCCACCAACACTCTCTCGGTAGATCTGACCGAAAGCCATGGTCAGCTTGCCTCGGTCTCCTCCACCGATGCCGCCAATCTCGTCACTCTTTGCTACGCCGGTGGCGAGCTTCTCGCCTACCAAACTGCAACGCTCACAGCCGCCGGCAAGTACGCGCTGACCACACTTTATCGCGGTGCTTACGGTAGCGCGATCACCGATCACCCGGCGGGAACGTTGTTCGCAAGGCTCGACGGATCGATTGGCCGTTTCTCATATCAGAGTAGCCTGATCGGCCAAACGATCCATTTGAAATTTGCGTCGATGAATATCGTCGGTGGCGGATTACAGGGCTTAAACTCACTTCCTGTATACACATACAACGTGAGAGGAACCGGGCAGGCCTCCTCGATAATCGTGAGCGGCTCGTTCAGCGGTAGGCCGACGGCAAATCTTGTGCTTCAAAGTTATGTATTTGCCGCCCCGGCAACTGTGCCGGCCGGGCTCTCCGGTAGCCGTGGCATCGCTGCGACAGCTGCAACCGCGTCAACGACATTCGACATTCAGAAGAACGGCGCGAACGTCGGGACTATGGTTTTCGCCCCATCGGCTGCCGCGGCCACATTCACGATGAACTCAGCGATTTTATTCAATGCCGGCGACGTACTGACGCTGGTCGCACCCTCCGCGCCCGACGCGACGGTGGCAAATCTCGCATGGACCATTATGGGAATTCCGCAATGAAGCTCGAATCCTGGCACAGCACCGAAGACAAACGACGTTGGAAGATCGTACGTACCGACGATTATACGGACGTGGCGGGGGAGATTATCACGGCTGACGAGGCTACCGGTGAATGCTGCATTCAAGTCGGCGGCGAAACCAAAACGCTGAGCTTCGGGCCTCGCGGAATCCGGATCGTCGGTAGGCGAAGATGAATGAGGCAAAATCACACCAAATCAAAATGCAAGCTGCCACAGAGACGGATGGCGAGCCGTCAAAGCCGCCGAGAATCCGTTTTAATCCCGAAATAAACCTCGGGCACATCCTGCAAATCACTGCGCTGACCGGTGCGGTGATAACCGGATATGTCAGCCTTGAGCGCGACATGGCTTCAATGAGAGCTGAATACCAAATCGCCATGGCAGGTTTAGCATCTCGCCTGACCGTGGCTGAGCACGCTATCGTCGAGCGCCGCCAGGAGGATCGCGAGTTCGCGACCGAGATGCGAGCGGCAGTGGTGGATATCCAAAAGGGACTCAATAATCTGCAGCTGCAGTTTGTCGAGCGCCCGAAGGCGAGATGATCCCCGTGTGGTGTTTGGCGGTCGTCTTCTTGCTGTTCGGCTGCAGCTCAAGCCAATCAATCAATCCACGTTCGAAGCAGCCCCTCCTCGGCCCCGACAGGAAGCCCCAATAGAGCCGCCAAAGGCGGAAACGAAACAAGATGCCGCTCCTGTGCCTAATAACGTCGACATTCAGTCGGCGATACATGCCTCTGATGAGGCTCGCGAGCTTCTCGATCGGCGGCGTTATATCCTGGACGCCGGGTCCGACAAGGATAACGCCCGTTGACCAAGCTCACGCAATCTAGAGCTTATGGCCGAGATCTAAGGCAGAGACGCGCGCGAGGTCATTGCCGAATATCCGGCGGCAACTCTGGCACGCCCGCAGACCGATCCTACACGGGCCTATGCCGGGTTGCTTTATCTTCGGGGCTGCTACGCTTAGCGCTGCCGATTTTTGGGGCGCCGCTCGCTTCCCGGCACGTCTCCGTAGCGGACAATGAGGGCCCGGGTAACGCCGCCGAAGTTATTACAAATGGCTGCCCGCGCAGAATACGTCTCCTTCCTCGGCGTCCAACCGACAGCCAATGTCATGTTTTCACCGTCATGCAAGGGCCGCAGAGGGCTTGTCGATCAACTCGAAGACCTTGGTGTGGCCACCGATCGCGGTAGCTTGGGTCTGCGAGTCGCCCTCTGGCTCGAGGCGATATTTTCGTAGCGGCTACGGCGTGGCGCAATTCAAGCAAGCAATTCTAGGTTTTCAACAATGACCATCTTTGTCGGCGAACAAGCGAGTTTGTTGCCAGTGTTGTCCGCACCCTACATCCCGCCGATCACGTCTGATGTCGTGGTCGATCTCAGCCACTGGCAGGCACCGGTCGATTTTGCGCGGGCTAAATTGGCGGGAATCGTGGCGGTGATATTGAAGGCCACGCAAGGTTCGGAGTGGATTGACGTAACCTTCGCTCAGCGCTTTGCGGCAGCTACCGCCTCAGGACTGCTGGTTGGGGCCTATCACTTCCTCGATGATTCGCCGCCGGGACTCCAGATCGAGAATTTCCTATCCGTTGCAGAAGGCTGTTCGGTGCTGGCGCTCGATGCCGAGCGGAACGCGATCGGGGGCACTGTGACGATGACGCAGGCCGCCGAAGCGGCGGCTCGGTTCCATATGGCGACTGGCTCCATGCCGTTGATTTATATAAACCGTTATGGGCCCGACCAACGAGGCACCGGTCTTCCCAATAATGTCTTGTCGCGCTGCCCGCTCTGGCTGCCGGCCTACAGCTCGCGGCCAGTTTGTCCACCCGGGTGGTCGAAATGGGCGCTCTGGCAGCACACCGATGGAAACATCGGTTCCGATGCGGTCCCGGTCGCAGGGATCGGCCATTGTGATCG